CCTGTTACTTCTACTTCTTTCATCTTGAAACTCCTATGTCTACAACTTCACAAGCATCAGCACTGCATGCTAATTCCTTGTTGCCGTTTGTATGATCTTCTTTTTCATACTCTGATAGCTTTGTAAAATCAATCGATTTTGGCATAGTTCCCAACGTTGCATCATATTCTTCCCTTGTGCAATCTTGGTAGGGAGCTTGTTGATACACATGATCATCATAGGGTAAAAAAGATATCCCTGACACAATATCAAAGTTATCATATACCCATGCTCCTACAACCATCCATTCATTTTCTTTTACCGTTACCGTTATAGATGGTTTGTGTTCACACCAATGTTGAGCATATATTTTCCACAACTCCAACTGTTCAATAGCCGATACATCTTTTCGTGTAATGGCATTATCTGGAGCTTTTACAGGAAATGAAAATACTGATGTGTAATTAGGCTTTGTAATGTCTGGTTCACAAAAGATATTTTGAGATTGTAAAAACTTTGTTAGTGGATCATTATTATCAGCACGGACTGTACGGATATAGTATTGGCTATGCCTAGCATGGATACCACTAGATGCATCAACAAGTTGCGATACAGTACCTGAGGGTTTGACACAAGTTATGGCTGCACTCTGAGGGATACCCAAAAGTGCCGCATACTCTTGGTTTGTCTCGACTGCCGTTTGTTTCATATTTTTTAGCCACCGTTCTGAGTCGGTTGTTTTTGATAAAACGTTGTGATCCATGATACCAGTTAATGATACTCCCAATAATCGTTCTTCTTCTGTATTGTCCTTCCATATTTTCCTCAAGTATTTAAAGTCTGTTAGCGTGGATTGAAATGTGCCAAGTATAGTTGCAACACGTACTTTATTATTTAACGTTTCTAAAGTATCATCATTACGCACAACAACTTCTGATAAATTGCAAAACTGATATGGTCGAAGGATTATTTCAGAACATGGATTAGTTCCCCATTTATGCCCTGTCTCTCTACGTCCGTTCTTTGCAACTTGTTTGTCCGATGCTTCACGATTAAACATACCACGTTCACCAGACTTAGACTCATACAGTGCAAGCCATTCTCTCATGTATGTTTCCATCTCTGGCTTGTTCTCATAAGCTATGCTGTTATTCGACAAAGCTCGTTGTGTCTCAGTCTTCCACCAATCCCCTGACTTTGCATGTCGCATTTGATCATCACTTAAATTAGAAAGACTGATGAGGGCTGATCGTCTGACCCCACCAACAACCACCACCTCACCAATCTTGCACATTAGGTCGTGACACTCGATAGGATACAGTTTACGACCTTTTGCCTTTTTAAATAGCTGTATAGCAAAACGATAAAGATCTACTAGAGGAGCAGGACCACTTGCTCTGCCACCCATAGTCTTTAACTTTGCCCCTGATGGTCTAACGTCCTCTACATCGAGTACAGGAACTTGCCCAACATATAACATAGCTATTAATTCTCTTAATGCTCTTGCCCATCCTGCTCTTGAATCAGCAACTCTAATAACAGTTGTGCTATCTTCAAAGTGCTCATTAACGAATGGAAGCTTATTTACATTCTCTCGTTCAACAGAAAATCCTACACCTGTGCCACACATAAGTATGTACATACACTCATCAAATGCACGAGGGCTATCAACAGGTATGTAACTACAGTTGTATCCACACACGTTGTCCTTAGATAGTGCATCTCCTGCCGTCATCATTGCTCTCATCGATGGCATAGTTTTTAACTCAAGTATGTGTGTACGTAAAATATTGTGTAAACTTCCGTAATCACTCATATTAAAATTAAATTTATTTTTCAAGTGGTTTGACATGTAATCTAAATACCTGTCTACTGTTTCTTCCCAAGTTTCTCTTCTGCCATTTTTCTCATCCCAACGAGCATAGCGAGACTTGTGTATAAAATCTTGATAAGGAGTTGGAAGATTACTTGTCATTTTTTTTAGTCTCCTTTTCAGGTTCTGCTGGCTTAACAAAAAACTTTTGCAACATTTCAAGTTTATCGTGGTAGTCAGCAATTCTACCCAACTCAATCTCAATAACATTCTGTATATCTTGGTGTTCAGGTTCACCTATTCCTGTTGCTCTATTTAACAATACCTCAACATTAGCTATGTGTTTGTTAATTACCCCGGTTAAATATGATATTTGTGCTTTAACTAATAATTCTCTCATTTTTTCTCCTTTACTAAAAATTTTTCTTCATAAGAACGCCACTAGAGGGGTGGAAATACATGCTCGTGTGTGATTGTACCTTAAAAATCACTCTACCTCTCCCTTGCGTTTCATTTCTTTAACAAGACGATCTAAGTACCATTGAGCCTTTTTCAAGTCCTCAATAGGCTTATTCTTGTAACGATATCTCCAAAGGTACTTCAATATGACTCCTTGAAGATAAAATTCATACCCATCACCTGTTGCTGCACTAATTACATCAATGCATTCGATGTTTGAGTTATTATAATGTGGTGGTTGGTTAACCATGTCCGTCATTGTTTTTTTCCAAAATCTAATTTTACAACATTGTCCAAAGTTTTTATAGCCTTATCTTTTAATTCTTCAGAAAATCTTTCATCTTCATCTATAGACTTACGATACTCTATGCGAGCTATTCCAGCTTCAAGTATAGTTTTAAAATCAACATCAAACAATTCTAATATTCCTTCCTGTGCAACTGCAGCAGAGCACGGATTCTTGTCATCAAATTTACCTGTTGTATCATATGCTGTCAAGGTAAATTCTTCCTGATTTACTTTTGTAAGTATAACATAATATCTGTCAGGCAACAGTGTGTGTTTTTCTATATCTGAGGAATCTTTAACCATTTTTCAACCACTCTCTAGGCACTGACTTATCTGCCCAATCAAATCCGTGTTTACCACACCAATCGGCATACGTTGTCTTACTGCCCTTATATAATTTGTTTTTGTAGTTAGCAAATACAAAACGAATATCATAGTCAGGGTTTTGCTGTTTTACTAAAATCATTTTCGTTCTGTCTTCCCTTGTAAGCTGCCCTTTTGCTTCTATGTATATACCTGTTTCAGGAATATAAAAGTCCGGGGTGTAGTGTCTTTGCTTTGGTGTATAAGGTATTCTTATAGTTTCATACTCAAAGTTACCCCCTTCATTCTTTATCTTTAAAGCAACAAGCTTTTCAAACTGTGATCGATACACTGCCATTATCCGTGAGTCTCCCTTATGTATGATATTCTGTCTGATACTAGTTTTGCCGTCTTGGGGGAATGTTTTTCTAAATGAATTATCTCGGCTTGAAACGGAATAATCGGAAGACATACTATGCACATACTCCTTAGTTTGTTTAATATTTCTTTAAATTGTTTATCAATTAAGTCTAAGTCACGTGACTCTGTGCCTGTAGATAAGTATCCTTCTTTTGAATAATCCTCTCTTATAGTTACAGGCATGCCCCTTACAAGATTACGGATATGGACTAAGTGCCTGCCACCACCAACCTGTTTGTGTGTCTCTACATACATACAAGAAACGTGAGGGTTAATTTCTAAAAGTTCATTAGGGTAGTTTTGAGAGTATAAGAGTGGCATTAGATAGCCCTCTGTACATAACGTGTATACCATACTTGAGGTGGTGATTTAGCTTTTGATGTAATTTTACTTTCATAACGAGCATCTTCCCAACAATGTTTTTTGTATTCGCAGAATGTGCATAGTTTCGGCATCATTCTATTCTTTGTGCGTAAGACTTCTCCATCTTGTCTGTATGTTTCCCAATCATCTTTAAACTTGGCTTTTTTAAAGTCAGCTTTTTTAACTGTCTTTACAATGTTTTCAGCCTGTTGCAAAACTCGTTTTCGTTCTTCACCAAAATCTTCTGGGGATTCTACAACTGCCCACTCACCTGATGATTTGTTTATAACTATCCAACCACCAAAAGGTAATCCATAGGACTCTCCGTACAGATGCCCTTGTGTTATGTATCCAAACGCATCGTCTTCTTTGATCGCATCATAGCCCTTACCAAACTTATTATCAAAAGAATACGGTGAAGCTGATTTAATATCCCATACCTTTTGCGTACCATCCTCGTCAATAATAACATCTAATGTTCCCTTTATATCTTCACCGTCAAGTTCTAAACTACAACGTGATTGTTCTTTAACTATTTTTATTCCTGATGATTTCATAATAAGCATAGCTACAGCTTCTATAAGATCACCAAAAAGAAAACGCATAATATCGTTGTATGATCCTTCCTTTGGGCAATTCTCCCTCGCCAATATTTGTTGGCATATAGGTCTTCCAATGCTTGACATACGTAAAGAAGGACCACTCTCTCTATTAAACTGTTTTGTTACAGCACTTTCACAAGCATCTTTAAATTCTTCAATAAGTTTAGGGGAGAGTTTTACGTCTCCCCTATTTGCCTTTTCCAAGAACTCTTGGATGTTAAGCAGCATTAGCATCGAAATCTTTCGCAAGATCTGCATCATCAGACACAGTTGTTTTCAATACCTCATTGTACTGTTTCATAACATTAACGTTAGTTGCAGATATGGTATCCTTAAACATTTTTACTAGCTCCTTATCATTTTCGGATAAAGCCGTTATTTTTTTATCCTCAGTAGGAGATGGCACAAAAAATGTAACAGAACCTTTTTTCATTTTAGAGGTTGCAAGATTAATTAAAACTTTTTGCATAATCTTTTTCTGTTTCGTCAACCCATTTATGAAATTGTTCATAGGCATAAAGCCAGATTTTTTAAAGTAACTAACTACAGGTAATTCGTCCACCTGTACTTCATTACCATCTGCATCTTTCATTTTAGCCGAAACCACCCCATACAAAACTTGGTTACAGGTAACGGCTTTCGATGTAAGTAAACGTGGATCATCTTCAGCTAATGCTTCAGCATCAGTCTTATCTAAACGTCCACACTTATTTCCACCTGCAGTATCTGGAAAATCTCCTGCAAGTGTAGGTTTTTGCACAGAATTAGAAACAGGTTGCCCTTCATCAGCATCCCATAACGACCACATAAATGTTCGCCAGAATACACGGAATTTTACTGATGGTGCGTACAGATAGCTACCATTGTGATAGACTCGCCAATCCCCTTTCTTTAGGGGTTTACCTTCGTCTGTTTCTGTTTCGTAATTGATAGCTAATTTTGATAATTCGTTTTTAGCTGTATCAACATCCTGTCCTGTTAAACTCATTAACAATGCGTCATCGTCACTGTCAATGGCTGCAACCATATTATCAAGTTGGTTGTCTATTGTCGCAAGATTGTTTTCTATTTTAAATTCTCCTATTATATAGATAGCGATAAATTCATTTTAAGGGATAAACCTGTTCCGTGTCAAGCCAATTTTTACCTTTTTTTATTTCAATACCAACAGGCATTAAGTAATTGATATTGTAACGTTTTTTTAAATCATCAGCAACTCCCAACATGCAAGACTTTAAAATGTGTACAACTGTATCCTCTTCATCTGGGTAGCAATCCACAACAATCGAGTCGTGTACAGTATTACAAATTACAGACTTGTAGTGCCTTAATTCTTTATCTAAAC